TCAAATTCTTCTATAGGTGATACTGTTAGTAGAAGTAAATCATTAAATTTATTGACCTCGCTAGAAGTATTTAAAAAAATAGAAACAGCAATCCCAGTTAATACAATTAATACTACACTAGGTTTAGGAGTAGCGAAAATCCCAACAAACTTACTTAAGTCAGTCAATGAATCAGGAGAAGAAAAGGAAAAAGATCCAACCCAAATGTACATTTCTCTAGAAACATTGATCCGACAAATTAATACAGTGTTATTTGACAGGGCAGTATATATATGTAATGAATTAGTTACAAAAGGATATACAAGCAATTTAAATGAGTTGCCAGCACAGATTGTTGGCGGTGATAGTACATTAGTTCCAGAAACAATTGTTTATCAACAAACTCTTTCTGAAGATACAGATTTATTCGTCTCTGCAGACCCGACAAAGATATTATTTCCTGGATACTGTGGATATTCTGGAATAATAGTAGGGTTTGAAAATTCATATGGAACAGAGTTTAAATCAGGAGATTTAAGTAAGACTATGATTAATATAGATTATTTAATTGATGTATATCAAAAAATACTTGATAAAAAAGAATCAAATACAAAATCTAAAGATATATCGATATCAAATTTTATAACACAAATATTAACGACAATATACGAATGTAGCGGAACAAGATTTTCTTTAGGAATTTATCAAAATCCGAAAAATCAAAATGAGTTATTTATAACAGACTCTTCGTATATTGGAGAAGAAACAAAATCTATTACTCCGTATGAAATTACCACTGTAACGCAAGGAGGTATAGCTAGAAATGTTACTGCACAAACAGATTTATCACCTGAAATGATTTCTGCTGCATTTGCAACATCACTTTCCTCAATTGGAGCAATTCCTACATTTGATCCGAATAATATAAGTCCTAGTAGCGCAGAAGCTAACGAGATGAACAATAATATTACTTCATTACGACAAAATATTTTCGACTCGGTATACAATTTAGTGAGTGGGAAAGCAGACAAAAATACAGATACTACGACTTTAATTTCAAATTTACAAGCAGCGTTAAAAGATTTATATCAATTCGAAACTAGAGATGTAAAATCGGGTAAATCAAAAGGCTTGATATATCCATTAAATTTGTCATTTACTTTAGATGGCGTAAATGGATTAACTTTCGGTAATTCAATTACCACAAATTATCTGCCCTCTGCATACAAAAAAGGAGAAATTGGATTTACTGTTACCGCCGTAGAACATTCAATATCAGGTAATAATTGGGAAACAATCATAAACACCGTAATGCGTATCATATGAGAACAAAAATATATTATCCAAAAGCACATATTACAGAAAATTTATATACTTCTGGAAAAGAATGGATGTTGGAGACTGGAGAAGAGTATATCGGGTTTTATCATCGATATATCGATAGTACAGTCTTAACAGGAGCTGTTTACAATGAAATAGATTCGAAAAAAATAATTAGATATATATCGAAAGTAGAACAGCCCGTAAATTACATTTACAATCAATTAAAGCCATTTAAAACATTTAAATCTCCTAAATACATTAGTATTGTTCCAACATTTGAAAATTATGCCGAGGGCAAAATTACACGTTATTTCCTTCGAAATAGTAATAGTATTGAAGTATCTGATATTATTGAAATTGATTCCAATCAATTCAAACAATGGAAGAAAACTGAAATTGATAATACTTTATATACTGCTATTGAATTGGATTGGAAACTAACAGGTCCTCGAACGGATATCGTAAAAGATAATACCATTGTATATGGAGTATCAGATACCAACCAAAGAATTGTTGAATTGAAATCAGTTACATTTACTAATTTACGTAATTATTTAACTGACTATTTGGAGTATTCCATTTATTCTCCTTTTGTGCCAATAGAAATTAAAAATAATTTTGTTTCTTCATAAGATTATCTTATTATTAAGATAATGTTAAAAGTCGTAGAAACCGAAACTGAATTTGCGGAATTTATTCGAGAAAATTCTGATTACGATTGGTTAATCGTCCCAACATATTCACACGGAAGTAAACCGATATATGCAGATAGCATTTCCATTCTATACATTTACGTTTTATATGCCGATCGAGAATATGTGCTTGTATACAATCATACAGAAGGACTCAATTTAAGTATTGATACATTAACTAAATTTCCGACAAATGTAAAATTGTTTGTACACAACAAAAAACGCTTTTTACAATTTTTCAATCGGGAGAATTTAATTGACATTGATTTGATTGAATATTTCCGTAAAAATATTTCCATTGAAGAAGATTTTGAAACAACTGCTCATGAATTTTTCATGAAGTCGTTTAGTATGTTTTCTGATTTGAATTGTATCATTCCAATCGTTAAACATATTGAAAAGTCGCAATCTATACGAGATAAATTTTTAGATTTATATGATTATATTGATGATAGTAAATCATTTGATTTATACAATTCATTGATGATTAGAAATTTTCATGAAATTGAAAAAGCTGGATTGTATGTAAATGTAGATGAATTACATAATCATCATACAAACTATCCTGTATACGGCAATTTAGTATATACCGAATATAACATGTATACATCCACAGGACGGCCATCAAATCGATTCAATGGGCTTAACTTTGCAGCGTTGAATAAAGATTCTGGTATACGTAAATCATTTATATCTAGATTTGATAATGGGTATGTTGTTTCATTTGACTATGAATCTTATCACTTGCGATTGTTAGCAGAATTAGTAGATTATCAGTTCCCGAAATATTCAGTGCACGAGTATTTAGGAAAATTGTATTTTCAAAAAGAAGAATTAACTCCAGAGGAATACAAAGAATCCAAGTCGATATCATTTCGTCAATTATACGGAGGCATTTCGGATGAATACAAATCAATTCCATTTTATTCTAAAATATATGAATATACAAATTTATTATGGGATTCATTTCGGCGCGATGGATATATAGAAACTCCTATGTTTCATCGTAAATTGTATAGTTCATTTTTGCCTGATATGAACCCGAGTAAATTGCTAAACTATCTTTTACAAGCCTTTGAAACCGAGCGTAATTCAGCCGTTATTCATAACGTACTCCAACGTATACAGTCGTTCAATACAAAGCTTATACTATATACATATGACTCTTTTTTATTCGATTTTGATGAGCATGACGGTGTAGATTTACTTAAAACAATTAAATTAGAATTGGAACAATCAGGTAAATATCCAGTAAAAATAGAAATAGGAAGAAATTATCAAGATTTAGTTCAAATCAAGCGTAAAATGTAAGTACTATATATTTATTTATATAATATTACATGTAATTATGCTACAACTCATTTGCGTATTTTGTACGGAACCAACGTTAGAAGTTTTAACAACTACAATATATAAAACATATGAAATTGTATCAAAGCGAATATTCGTTTTGTCAATAGAAGATTCAGAAGAATTGGTTTGCTCTTTCAATGTTGAAAAAGGTAATATGTCAGTACAATTACCAAATTCCATGTTGGTACATAGGAAAAAAGAAACGAATACCATGTATACAATTAATTCATTGAATCAATTAATTTGTATGGAAAACAATGGACGGTATGTACCGGGATATTCCATTGAATGGAATCGATATAGAAATTCGTTTTTATTGACTTCTAACAATGAATTGAAAATACATCGTACATCTATTTTTCAAGTAATTTCTTTTTAATCGTGAAATTTTTCAAATCTTTATATATATATATAAAATCAATCATTTAAACCCAAAACAACAATGAAATTACATGAATTTCGTAAATTGATTCGCGAAGAAGTTCGCAGGACAATACAAGAAGAACAAAAAAGCGACCTATCCGGAATATTATTTTCCATCAGTACATTACTCGATAGTTTAGATAATGAGCAATTGAGTAATTACTCAGGTTTAGATACTAAAAATTCTAAGTTACTTCGAAAAAGTATTGATACTATGATGGGTGCCATGGATAAAATTGGGCACTTAATTGATGTTAAAAAACTACGATAAATTAAATTCATTATAAAATAGCCAATGAAAATTGGCTATTTACATATTTATGTAAAAATATTTGGTACTTACGAAAGAGTACTATATATTAAGTTATGTTAGCAGTTGATGATGAATGTTTAACAATTCTAGACACGTTGAATGAACATTAACAATTACTAATTACCAATTACTTATTACTATTTAACAATTAAACATTTTATTTCTTATGGCAATTAATTTAGACCAAATCAGGCAAAAGCTTGAGTCACTTCAAACGACTAACAAAAAACAAGACAATCTCTGGAAACCAGAGCCCGGTACTCAAGTAGTACGTATTGTTCCGTTTCAACACAACCGAGATAACCCATTTCTCGAACTTTATTTTCATTACAATTTTGGAGGAAAGTCTTATTTATCTCCGACTTCATTTGGTCGTCCTGATCCAATCGTTGAATTCGCAGATAAATTGAAATCAACAGGATCTTCCGATGATTGGAAAATGGGTAAAAAACTCGAACCTACAATGCGTTGTCATGTACCTATTTTGGTTCGAGGAAAAGAATCTGAAGGAGTTAAATTCTGGGGCTTTGGAAAACAAGTTTATCAAGAACTTCTTTCGTTCATTGCAGATCCAGACTACGGTGATATTACAGATCCTACTTCAGGACGTGATATTACTATTGAGTTTAAACCGAAAGAACAAACAGGAAAAGATTTCCCCGAAACATCTATTCGCGTTAAACCTAATCAAAGCCCAATTACAACAGATAAAGCAGTTTTGGAAAAACTTAAACAACAGCCTAAACTTTCTGAATTGTTTAAAGAATATTCCTACGAGGACATGACTCAATTCTTGAAAAATTGGCTGAATCCCGAGGCTAGCACAGAAAGCGATTCTGAAGGCGATAATGAAAAATCTCAACCTGCTAAAAAATCTCCAGTAAAAGCAGAAACAACAGTAACTTCTGTTGATGATATTTCTGCTGCATTCGATAATTTATTTAACGAATAATTACTGTAGCAATTTATGGCAAAGAAAACAACGCCGGTTAATGACCTACAGCTTCAAGACGATTTAGCTTCTGTATTAGCAGACAATTTGAATAAAAAGTTCAAAGCTTCTAATTATAAAGTAGCTTACTTTTTAGAAGGAGATGACGATTCCCCGTGTAATGTCGATGAATGGGTATCTACCGGATCGACTATGGTTGATTTAGCGATATCGAATCGACCTAACGGGGGATTTCCCGTCGGCCGAATTACAGAAATTACAGGATTAGAAGCTTCGGGTAAATCTTTATTAGCTGCTCATGCTCTTGTTAGCACACAGAAAAAAGGAGGTCTTGCAGTTTATATCGATACTGAAAATGCTGTATCTCGTGAATTTCTAGAAGCCATTGGATTAGATTTAAGTAAAATGTTGTATGTCCCTTTAGAGACGATAGAAGACATTTTCGATTCAATGGAAACGATTATTGAATCAGTACGAAAGTCAAGTAAAAACAAACTTGTTACCATTGTAGTTGATTCGATTATGGGAGCTTCAACGAAGGTTGAAATGGCAGCTGATTATGAAAAGGATGGATGGGCTACTACAAAAGCAATTTTGTTGAGTAAGGCAATGCGTAAAATTACAAACATGATTGGGCGTGAAAGAGTTTGTTTGATATTTACAAACCAATTGCGTACCCGCTTAGGTGTAAGTTTTGGAGATCCTTGGTGCGTAGATCCATTTACTACGAAAATAAAAATTCGTTATAAAGCATGATATTTTCTTCCATCGGTATATATATCTATATAGACTTATAGACAACTACCGATGGAAGAAAATTTAATACTCGATTATTTTGATGTAAATTATGATAGACTTAAAAATCATTCAATTAAACTTAAATTAAAAGATATTTTTAAATCTAACAAATCGATCCCTAAAAGAAAGAATAATATGCCGTATAGTGGTGTTGAAAAAGAATATTATATCCATTATTTAGGAGAAGAGTTAGGTATGAAAGTGTTTTCCGAAAGAAAGAAATTATGTTCTCGTAATAAATTATTTGAATGGTATATATCAACTTTTAATCCAATTAATGCTGATGAGGTTTTACAGGAAATTAAAAATACTTCTATTAAAATTAAAAATTCATTAAAAGCACATTATGATTCACCAAAAGCGGAATTAACTAAATTAAAATATAAAGCCCGTGCCGAAAAATGGGCTGGGTATGTCGGAAATATTAATTCTAAAAAATGGCTTGATAAAGATTGGAAAGAAGTTGAAATGTCTCGTAGAAATAAAATAGGAATGTATGAACAAAATTCTATACGTACAAAATTACGAATGCAAGACGAAGATTTCCGTAAAAAGTTTCTTGCTGCATGTAACACTATTGAGCGTAAAAATAAAATTTCAAAATCTTCTAAAAAAATGTGGCGTGATGCAAAACTTAATGACCCTGAAAAAGTTAAACGTATGATATATTCTAGTTCAAGAAAATCTTTTGACTTTAATGGCATTAAAATGAATTCAATTGAATTTATTATAGCATCTTTATTAGAAAGTTTAAATGTAAACTTTGAATATGAAACAATACATAATTTCGGAGATGTGACATACGTACCTGATTTTTATATCAAAGAACATAATTTGATAATCGAATGTTTTGGAGATTATTGGCATGCAAATCCATCAATATATGAAATGAATGATATTATATTCAGACATTCGGGTTATGATATTCATATACGAGACCGTAAAAAATCTGAGATATTTATATCGAATGGATATCAATATGTTGTGTTTTGGGAACAAGACATACGTAACAATTTAGAAACAATTAAAAATGAATTATGCAGTATATTGAAGAAGAATTAACATTAGCAGAGCTTTCTGAACGCTTCTTGTTAAATAACGATTTTACGAATCCTGAAGTATATGATATGAAGGATTTAGGAATCGAAGTATTAACAATTGATTCAGAGGGACAAGAAGTTTATAAGCCCATATTAAACTTTGTCGTTAAAGAAGGTGTAGATGAGTATTACACTGATGGGCATTTACTTGGTACATCGACTCATCGAATTATTGAAGATGGAGTAAATATTCATCTTAAAGATCATCCTGACTTTATGAAAGTTGAAGGTAAGATGAATGTCGTTGATATCGAAGTTGAT